AAGCAGTAGATATACCGGCTAACACTACACTTGAAGTGTTTGGAGGACAAAAAGTTGTCGTGCAAACAACTGATGTTATTAAAGCACAAGCAAGTGCCGCAACGGCATTAGATGTTGCATTGTCAATTATGGAGATAACCTAATGGCTTATCTTGGTGTTACTCCTACTACATCTACACAATCACTTGTCAAACAAGATTTTTCTGTAAGTGCAACTGCAAATTATACATTATCTCAATCAGTAACAAATGCTAATGACATAGCATTATATATAAACAATGTAAGACAAGAACCTACATATGCGTACTCTGCCTCTGGTACAAGTTTAACACTAACTACGGCTACACTAAATACAGATGATATGTACTGTGTCTATATAGGCAGAGCAGTAGGAACAATTAATCCTGCAAGTGGTAGTGTTGGTTTAGCACAGTTATCAGCTACAGGTACAAAAAACAGTAGTACATTTTTAAGAGGTGATAATAGTTTTGCAAGTATTTCCTCAACACCAAATGCACCAGCATTTATGGCAGTTAGAAGTGCAAATATAGCTTTAACAAATAATGCAAGAAATAAACAACAATGTGATACAGAAATATTTGATTCTGGTGGGCAATATGACAACTCAACTAATTACAGATTTACACCAACAACTGCTGGTAAATATTATGTATTTGGACAATCACAACTTATTTCTCAAGGTCAAGGAACTGTTTATTGGATGTTGCACGAAATTTGGAAAAATGGAACAAGTGGGATTAGATATTCAAGTTATATAGATTTTAGAAATACAAATGGTAATGGAGGTGGCCCATATGTAGCTGGAATATTTGATATGAATGGTTCTAGTGATTATGTTGAGTTTTATACATATCCTGGCATGAGTAGTGGAACACCAGTTGCTGGAGGAACTAACACTTCACGAGATACTATTTTTGGTGCATATAAATTAGGAGTGTAGAAAGGAGAAAATATGGCAGGTCTTGATAAAAAAATAGAAGCATATATGGGAAGAAGTGTAGATTTCTTAACAGAAGTAACTTTGCAAGATGATGGTAAAGGTGCATATATTGCTGAATGGAATATAAAAGATAAAGCTAAACCAACAGATAGCCAACTCAAAGCTAAAGAATCTGATGCAGATAAATTAGAAAAAAATGCAATAGTAATAGATAATAGAAAAGCAGAGTATGGAACTGTTGAGCAACAGCTAGAATATATAACAGAAAATGGATTAACCAAGTGGCAAGAAAATGTTACTGCAATTAAGAAAAAATACCCAAAGGAATAATTTATGCCATTAAGTAAAATAGTATTAAATAAACCTTCATTTTTTGCTTATGTAAAAACACAACATAACTTAACTGATGCAACATTTGTTAAAGTACAGTTTGATGAAGAAGAATATGATAATGGTAGTGTTTATGATAAAACAACTAATCATAGGTTTACTTGTGCAGAAGCAGGAAGATATTTTTTTTCTACTCATTGTATGGTTAAAAATGCGGCAAACAATTATTATCAACAAAATGTAAGTGTTGGTTTTTATAAAAATGGTGTTATACATACAAGAACATCAAATAAACACGAGGCGTCAAGTGGTACTGGTGATGGTATGGGGTATTTTGATGGTGTATCAAATAGTGCTGTACTTGACTTAGCAGTTAATGATTATATTGAAGTTTATTGTTATGTTAATGTTTCACAAAGCACACCATATATTTATGAGTCAAATAGTGCAACAACACCTAAGAAACATAGAAGTTGGTTTACTGGATTTAAACTGGGGGATTCATAATGCCTTATCTTGGACAAGAACCTATAACAGGAAACTTTATAAAGCTAGACACTATATCTGTTGTTAATGGTCAAGCCGCCTACACTATGCAATATAATTCTGCAAACTATGTTCCGGCTTCTGCAAATCATATGATCGTAAGTCTAAATGGTATAATACAAAATCCCGGAACGTCTTTTAGCGTTTCAAATCATACAATTACATTCGCCTCCAACCTTGTTACCGGTGATGTTATAAATTTTATTTTAGTATTAGGTGATGTTCTTAATATAGGTACACCTAGTGATAATACTGTAACTAATGATAAGTTAGCTACTGCACCTACACTTATATCAAAGGGAGCAGGATCAGATTCGGGTGCAATACAATTAAATTGTGAAAATAATAGCCACGGTGTTAAGGTAAAAGGCCCACCTCATAGTGCGGCTCAATCATATACATTAACCTTGCCAAGCACAGCACCTGCCGCAAATAAAATGTTACAATCAGATGGTTCTGGTAATTTAAGTTTTGTAGATGCACCAAGTGGAGGTTTAAAATTTTTAAATAGAACAACAATATCTTCATCAACAACATTTGTTGCTTTTGATAATACTTACATAAATTCTACCTATGATGATTATATTATAAAAGCGGCTAGGGTTGTACCTACAAGTGATGGTGCTTATAATAGATGGTTTACATCTGACCAAAATGGTGGAAATATGACACAAGGGTGGTATTCAAATGGTATTTATCAAAGATTTGATAATGGTAGTATTCCGGCAAATGGTTATCTAGCAAACCAAACCTATTTTGAAATTGTAGATGGTGCGGGAACAGCGTCAGGAGAATCTACAACTTATACTTTGTATTTAAATAATGTTAATAATTCATCACAAGGTGGAACAACTGTTCAAATTGATGCAGTACAACATTCTAGTAATAATCTTTATTACCACCATAGATTTTCTGCTTATTTAGATCAAGGTGCGGCAACAAATTATATTAGATGTTATTTTTCTGCCGGAAATATAGCTAGTGGAACATTTACTTTATATGGGATAGTGAAAAGCTAATGGCAATAATTAGAGCAAACTCAAGAACACTCGCTGATGTAAGCACAGGTAGTAATATTATAGAAATGTTATCTAGTCCTTGTAATGGTACACAAGTAACAGTACCTAGCGGAACATATACAATGCCTGATATTACATCAAGACAAAGATTACCAACCAGTTATGAAGATATTACTGGTTCAAGTATTACTTATACACCTCCTTCTGGTACTACAAGAGTTGTATATAAATATATATTTCAAACACAATATGATGGAACTAATTATAATGGTTTACATATAAGGTTTTATTTAGATGGTACGGAAGTAACAGACGGAAGAACAACTTTTTATGGTACTTATTTAACAGGACGATTTGAATATCAATACACAATTAATTGTAATGCAAGTTCAGCAAGTACAGCACATGGAGATATTACTTCTTGGTCAGGTGCAAAAGTTATGAAACTACAAGGTAGAGAATACGATAGTGGCAACCAATGTAAATTACATGAAGCTGCTTTATGGGACGGTTCAGGTAGTCAAGCACAACTTGTAATACCTCAACTTGAAATTATATCATTAAAGGATTCGTAAAATATGGCAGAAAAAAGATATAAAATGATTAATGGCAAAAGGTTAGAATTAACTGCTGAAGAAATTAAATTTGAAGATGAAAAAGATAAGGCTTGGGCTGATGGTGAACTAGATAGAAGGCTTGAAAAAATAAGAGAAGACAGAAAGCCATTGTTTGTAGAGGCAGATTGGCAAATCAACAAACTTAATGATGCTAAAGGAGATTCATCTAAATGGATTGATTATAGAATAAAGTTAAGAGATATAACTAAAGGTGTAGATACAGTTGACAAAGCTAAAGCTGTTACTATGCCAGAGAAACCTAAATAATGGACACACGTACTATAAAAGATGTAGCTAAAGAAATGAGGGCTCACGAAAGAGAATGTGTCGTGTATAGACAAATGACAGGTCAACGTCTTGATGCTGTTGAATATCGCATTAAAAGACTAGAGGTATTGCTATGGTCATCAAGTGCATCTATTATTGGATTGTTGATAACTATAATACTTGGTCTTTTATATGGAAGAAGTTAGATTAACATACAAAGTTAAAAAGTACCGCAAACAATATGTTGTGGTCATAGAAGCCAAATCTTTTGACAGTTTAAATGAAGCTAAAGAGTTTATAGAATCTGTTGGCTTTGAAGAATATCACACTCACGAAAGAGTACATTAATGATTGATCCGCTTTCAGCATTTGCCGCAGTTAAAACTGCCCATTCTGTAATTATGAAAGGTATACAGGTAGGTAAAGACTTGTCTAGTTTAAGTGGGTATATATCTAAATGGGCAATAGGTGAAGCTAACATAGAAATACACGCAGAAAAAAAAGGGAGATCCTTGTTTGGTAAGTTTAGTTCGGTAGAACAAACAGCGATAGAAGCCCA